GTGGGACGAAGCAGTCGAGAATGTAATCGCCGCTCATAAGATCGAAAGTTCGGATGGAGATACAGAAGAATTTATATCTTGTGGAGCCCTTATGGGTCTTGGTCCTTCTTGGACTATCCTTAATATACTTAATTTGTTCGCCGCCGCGAAAGCGGGAGCAAAGAAAGAGGACCACGAAGTATGCGGAGATGATCTCATCGCATTATGGACGAAAGATGTTATCAAATCGTACCAAGAAAACATCACTCAGCTTGGATTGGAAAATAATATATCCAAGTCTTACATAAGTAGACGTCATGGAGTCTTCTGTGAACGACTCATCTATCGAAGCTCAGCTCATAGAGCTGTAGGCAATGTCTCAGTAAGAATCGGAGAAGCATGCGCAACGAAGACGCTCGACGGCAAGAAAGGTCGTTTGGTGGTCGACTCTCTTATCGAAAAGATAAGTCGAAGATCGTCAAGAAAATCACACTTAATAGAACCTTGCATTCGCCGTCTCATCCATCGAACAATACAAAAGATCGGTCTAAACGACAAAGCGTTTATCGCTGGAAAGTATTGCAACGGTGGTTCAGGTAATACAATGAAACCAACCATTACGACCGTATTATCTTATATAAAATTTGGTCCCATACCTCTGTATAAGGCGGAAAATAGCGACTTAATGCATCAATTAAGGTGCGCTGTTAAGAAGAGTACTATCGACACTAATGGTGTTCCGTGTGAAGATATCTTTACATCGGCCAAGGCTCGAATCGAACTTCGAAGACGCTTAAAAGAACAGACGCCAGCTGGCAAATCTGAACTTTTAAAATATAGCGAATTACGAAATATCGTGAGCCGGCGTCGCCAATGGATATCACGACAGTTAGAGCATATTAGTCCAACCAAATTAATTTGGCAGCTCCTCGAGAATGAACCAGAAGATCAGTTCAAACCCTACGTCCGTCCTAACAAGCGACTTAGAAATAAGGTGCTTCGATCTTGCCGAGCGAATAGATATTCTCAAGCTCTATCATATCTGAGTGATTCATGGACAACGAAAATCACTCCAGACGAAGCAAAGAAAGCCTTATACACAGTCTTTGAACACTTTGAGCCGCCGCTAGACTTGAATCTACGTCCTGCACGACAAGTGTGGGAAGTTCATACCAAAAGCAAATAGCTAAGG